GCATTAGTTGTTGCCAAAGCTAAATCTACTTTTAGCCTTTGCCCTTGTGCGCCTGTTATCCTTACAACTTGATAGTTAGCCTCTAACAAATTTACGTTTGTAGCTGTTTTATTAACTACTCTGACAACCTGCTCTTGCCCGATTTGTAGCGTTACATTTCCACCCTTTAGGCCTAAGTCCAAAGTGCCGTCTGCATCATTCCACGCAAGTTCGCCTTCAGTAACTGTATGCGCTGCGGCTGTGTCAAAGTCCAAATAATCTATATCAATTATTGAATTATCTGCGGAATTTCCTGAGCCCAAAACTTGACCTAAAGTCGGAACAGCATTCGATTGCAATGTCCAAACAGCTGCGCCTGTTGTAGGATCAGCACAAATATAAACGCTTCCATCGTCTAATGTCCAAATCGAGCCGATTTGATAACCTTCTGTATTGTCATTAGTTGGATGTGGAGGAACAACAAAGTTATACAAAGACTGTCTTATAAAAAGACCATTAACGTCCATCACATACAACCTACCAGCTTCCCACTTCAACTCATAGCCAACTCCGCAAATCTGAGCAATACCTTTAGCACCGCCTTGGCCTGCGTCAATTGTTCCTTCTCTAAGCCTTGAAGCATTGGCAAATTGCAATCCTTGAGTTGCATCAAATATTATATCATTAGCTCCGGACGTGTTACCAGCAATTAAAACATTTGCAAGATCACCACCGGCACCGCCACCGCTTACGTCAAAAAAAAAAGAGCTGGAAAGCAAAGCGACCAAATCAAAAGCATTGCCTGAAAATGCGACCGGAGAAGCTGGCTCAACTTCAGTATTATCGATCTGACTTGCAAATAAAGAATGCCATTGGTTAAATCCAAATTTTATTATTACCTCGTCCGTTCCTTTTACGTCCAAAGCGTTGACGTTCACAAAGACCTTTTGGATATTGCCAGCTGCATCCGTTAGAACGACGTTACCTGTTGATTGTTTTACTATGTTCATATCAATAAAATAAAATATTAGTTGAAGTATTTTTTTTAGTCTCGCATGTATGACAATGCTTGCCGGTCATATTAAAATAGCCGCATCCACAATCTGTATGACAATGCCCACAATCGTCCTCACACGGGCAATTTTTAGCATCAAACAAAGGTAAAAGAGTCTTATTAGCACAAAGGAAATTTTCAATTAAAGGCTTTAAATTGTCAATCCGCTGCATCATATTGTCCTGCAGAAATCGCACTCCAGAGACCCCAGCATTTTGAGCAAACTCGCTATCGTTTTGATAAATACCTTTACTACTAACTTGAATAGTCAGATAAGGCAATACCTCATAATAAACAGCATAAGCAGTATACCTAAGCAAATATCCAGTCCAAAGCGTTTCATATATTGCAGGAGCCGGAGCAATAAACTTATTTACAATTGCTCCTACAGATGGATTGTAATTGCTCTCTAAAGCGTTTTGCTGAGCAATCATGTCATCATACAAAGCAACTCCCAAAAGTGGCTGCAGAAACCGCTCCTCGCTGTCCTTAATGTGAGGACTTATTTGGTTAACATCAAAGCGAGCAGTAACTGGAGCAGGTCGATATATACCTGTGTTAACTACTTCGCCCGGCTTAATTAGTGTTTGCATCTTCTTTATAAATTTCCTCTTGTTCTGTATGAATTTCCTCTTTTTCTATTTGTTGAAACCCTAACTCCGCTCTCATCTCATCCACCGTTAAAATGTCTTTGATTGGAATATCCCCAGCAAAAGATACCGGCATTGGCTTAGCTATATCGACCGCAATATTTGACCAGTCAAAGCCGAGCCATTTCCCAGCGTCCTGAATAACCGGATTCAAAAACTTTGTAAGGTATAGCCGTTGCATCGGACGGATAACAGTATTGTAAACTATGTCGAACTCTGAGCGGATCTGCTGATTAGTTCCTAAACTGCCTGCTGTTCTAAGTCCTGTAAGCGAAACAGACCAACGATGAGATGCAATGATATTTGTCTGAGCCATATTCTGCAGGTTCAAAAATTCGCCCTCATTGCTGCTATTTAAAACTTGAACGTCGCTTTTATAAGTCGGATCTCTAAGGGCCTGAATAAACATTTTGCTATTGTTCCCGGTGCCGGTAAAGCATTCTTTCATTGCCCTAACAACCTGTTGAGCTTCCTCCTGGTTAGCTGATCCAAAAAGACTAATTATAGCGGAAGGAGTAAAGCCGTTCTCGAACTTGCTTTGATTGTATTTTGGTATTCTATACTCAAGTTCAGCCCATATTTTTGAACTAACCCAGTCAGGAATTCCCCAATAAACCAGCGTTGGTTCGTAATTTTTCAAATGTACTATTGACTTTTCAACACCTCCGATTTTTTCAAATACCGGAAAGATAGGTAAATCCGTTACATTTTGCGGAGTGATCTCCCAAGCCTCTTCGAATTCATCAGAGACCCCTATGTGAGTAGGATAAATACTGTCCTTTGCAGCCTTTCGAGGTCGGCACCAGTTAATAGGTAAGCATCGCAAATAATACTTTTTTGTCTGACCTACTTTGATCCGCTGCACTTCGATAAACGCATTGCCAAATGATGCAAAATCTTTACAAATTTTAGCAGTTAGTTCCTCGACATTTAAACCTTCTGGAGTTAACAAAGTAAGCCAATCATTTAGCGATTGGATCTGCTCTTCCGTTATTTCTGCCGCCTCTGCCTTTGCTGTCTTTAAACTTGCAAGCATTGACATTGTAGCTGCTGGTACCGTATAAAATCCGTCACCGCCAAAGTAATTTACTTTTTGCTGTATAATACCGGCTGTTGTCGGGCTATTGTTACAAATAGCCTGCAATCGGTCGAGCCTGCAAAGGTCATAAGTAGAAAATGGAACATATTCCCAAACAGTTCTATCTAAAACCTCTCGTGTTGGCTCCCGAAAAATATCGTCGACTTTAAAAGGATGTACTCCATTGTTAAGAGATCCCCATGCGTAAACGTCTGTTTTTGGCTTAATTTCTGCCTGTATAATAGGTTTTCTTCTACTCATTATTATTGTCTATCGTTTCTGCTTTAAAGTTGTCTATAGCCTTGTTTTTTGGCTTTTTTCCTATCAGCTCAACTCCTTTAAAACCGATATGGTATAAGTGTTCGAGCTGGTCTTGAGTTGCCTTTGACAAATGTACAGTAAATTTCGTATTGTACACTGTGCAGTCGATGAATTTATCTTTTACTTTAAACATAAAAACAGATTTTTAATTTAAAAAAGGGGAAGGATAAACACCCTCCCCCTCCGTATGAATTCCCCAAAAATTCAAAATCTATACCGGAATAACTACTGTCGACTCTAAAGGTATTGCTTGAACAGTACCTCTTGAAGTTAAAGTAATCGTCGATTGGTTTTGATCATTTATCGCTGTACCGGTAACTGTTTCAAAATTTGTTAACTGTGCCGGATAAGCAATCCCCAAAGTTGTAAGATCATTTGGAGCTCCCCACAACCATCTTGTTCCGTTGTTTTCCTCGTGAATTACGATAAAGCCGCAGCAACAATCTTGCAGCTCCTTAATTGCTTCTCTCGTTGCCAAAGCATGACAAGGAAAGATAGCAACTAAAGTCTGAGTAATTACTGTATTACAGTTAGCTCTTTCGCCTGTTTCTGTAAAGTTCGCGGTTTCCTGATAAGGTTCAAACTCATAGAATTTTGTAGCTCCTACCATTGTGATTGTATCAATTTCGCCTGCTGTGATGTTTAAAGAAGCAACATCTTCTTTCGAAGCGACCCAAAACTTTGCCAAACCACCAGCACATGCGTTAGCACAATCTATTGTTAAACCTACTGTTAAACAGCTCATATTTTATATTTTAAATTTGGTTAATTAATATGCAACCGTGATAAGGTCAGAATGTTTGTAGTTGAAACCAAGATAAAAACGAGATTTCACTTTCAATTTTTCTTCTTCCATATCATGCCAAGCCATAGCCTGATTAATCGGATTTGCAATGTCAGTACCTAAAACAAAGTTAGTACGCTCTGTGTATAGAACAAAGTTAGCATCCTGAACATTTAAGTAGCTGTCAGCATATTGCTGCCATTCGTACATTGGTTTAACCTCAATGCCATTAAACGTCAAACGCTGAGCGCCATCTGTAAGCAAAGTTAAGTGAGCTGCTGAGCTTACACCATTATTTTGCAAATCTTGCAAGTACTGTCTGTAAACATTAGCAGAAACCAAGAATACTTTTTGAGCCTCCGGTACCGCAGAAAGTACATTAGTACTATTTTCCCAAACCGCTGACAGAAGATCAATACCATCGCCAGCGCCGAGCGGAGTACCGGAATTAGAATTGATGTAAGGAATCAAGTTGTTTGCAACCAATTGAGGAATATATACGGACCACATACCGTCTGTAATATTTACAGCTTCATCAACGCTTGCTTTGTTTCCAAAGAAAGCAACCTTAAGCATCTGCTTGCGGAGTGCCTGCACCATTCTCGTCATAAGGATCTGCATAAAGATAGTTCCTTCCAAGTTGCTGCTCTGAGTGCCTGCCTTAAGTTTTTGCTTATAAACAGTACCGACAAACTCGTCATAACAAAGTTCGAGATTTACTTTGATCTCATCTACTTCAATACATCTTTCAAACAATCCGAGTGATCCTTTTGGAGTCCATCCGCAACCGCCGCTTAGCTGCATAATGTCTTCCATTACACCTACATAACCGATTTGCTGCTTATTGTTAACGAGTACCATTGTCTCGAAAATATCTTCGATTTCTGCGTCAAAAAACACTGGTTTAAAAAGCATTTCCTGCGCCTGAGTGCCTACAAGTCCGATTCTGAACTGTCCAGCTTCAAAAGTTGCCATATATATAATATTTTGATTTGTTTAAATAATATTTATTACGCTAAAGTATAAGTAATTGTAATTACTTGTGTAGTGCCATCCGTGTAGGTAAACACTACAGTACCTGAATAGCTGCCTACGGCTCCAGAAGAATCAAGAGTCGTTGCAATCTTACGAATATTAGTAGCGAATAAAGTTTCTGCTCCGAGCAAAGTAGTATCGATTGCAGCCGATAAAACGTCTCCAGTAACCGTTACAGTCGCAATTCTTAAAGCATTTACGCCAACGTTTTGAACGTAAAAATCGAAGTCCTCAGAAGTTCCGCCATCAGGGAAAGCTCCTGCAGGTACAGTCGTAAGATTATAAGTTCCGCCAACTGTAGCCGATGCTCTAAGAACACCAATTCCTAAAGTAGATGTGTCGATTGCAAGAGTACCGCCATCATAAGCGAAAGAGAATCTCCTTACACAATTACAGCTTAGTATATCAAGATCGCCCGTAGCAATTTCGATAATTACAGACCAATCGCTTCCGGTTAAACTTGACACATTTATTGCAATACTTGCAACTGTACCGGTATCCACGCCAGTAACAAAATTACCAGCACCGTCGGTAATTTGAACTTTAATATACTTTGTATCGTAACCGCTCGTCGGAGCATTAAACGTGAAAGTTGTTGTACCTGTAGTGGTTGCAGCACTAAAATCAAGTTGAAGATCACAGGTTCCTCCGCAATTCTCAATTTTTAGGATCTCAGCATTTGCAGCGTTTGCAAGTGGATTTGTGCGATTGAAAAAAAACTCTTCAGAGTTCCCATCGACAAAAAAGTTATCTTTAAGAAATGACATTTTATATTAGTTTTTGATGAGTGAGTTAATAAATTTTGATGCTTGTACGATCTGGTCTTGAGTGAAACCGATCTCAGCAGTTTTTTCAGCCTTAACGTCGCTTTTATAGCTAATTTTTGCTTGAATTTCAGCCTCTAAAGCTTCAAGTTTTAATTGTTTTTCCTCGAGTTGTTTGTCAAGAGCTTCGATTTTTGCCTCCATTTCAGCATTATCATCGGCCTTAACTTCCTCTTTCACTTGAACAGCTGGCTCTACGGCTTTGTCATCACTAACTGCAGCCGCTTCGACTTCGTCCTCAGTAATTTCAGCCTTAAAACCAAACATTGCAGCAAGTTGCTGAAGAAAAGTCTTCTTTTCTGATTGCATATTGTTTTTGATTTTGTTTGGAATGTTTTTAAATTTTGCCTCTGCTCTTATCATTGCATAGGTTTCTTCATATATAGTTTGCTCTTCTTTTTTCTCTTCAATTATGCTGTCAATAAAGCCCATTTCCATAGCTTCATCTGCAGTTAGCCAGGTCTCTGCTTCCATCATTCTTTTGACTTCATCCAGAGTTTTATCTTTGCTTCCTCCAATCAACTTTCCTTTACTTTCCAACTGAGCTGTATAGATTTGAGCCATCTGGTCATCGAACATTCTTAAAAGTTCAATAGTCTTTTCAAGTTCCATTGCATTACCCTCAACTCCGCCCCAACTGTTATGCATCATAAAAAAGGAGTTCTTTGTCATTTCCTTTTTCTTTCCTGCCATCAGTATGATAGTTGCAGCACTTGCAACAATTCCAATACCTCTCGTTACAGTCTTACCTGCATACAAAGCAATCATTTCAGATATTGCCATTCCTTCAATTATAGATCCTCCGGAGCTGGATATATTGATGAGCATGTCCTGACCGCCTGCATCGTTTAGTGCTTTTTTAACTGAGTCTTTTGTCTCGCTATCTTTCCCGCCTATTACTCCAAAAATATTTAATTCAAACATATTTATAGATTTTAGACAAATATAAGCAAGCATTTACTCAAAAAAAAACGATAAATAAAAAACCGATACCCGGGAAGGATAGCGATTGTATTAGGCATAAAAAAGGATCACCAACAGTTAGTTAGTGATCCTAATTTATTTTTTTACGTTCGAGTCAATATAGTTTGGACGACAGCGAGCCCCGAACTGATTGCAAATATAAGGTAATATTTTTAAATTATAAAGTTTTAAGATTTTTCAATATTTTATAAAGTACATTTACTACAATACTATTACCTGCTTGTTTGTACGCCTGAGAGTCAGAAACAGGCCATGTAAAAGTATCGGGAAAATCCATAAGGCGGAAGCATTCGCGTGGTGTTAGGCGGCGGATTTTGTAGTTATCTGCAATCAATCCTTCCTTTTGCGGATTAGGATTTGCTAACAAAGTATCAAAATAATCTTGGTCTTTTATTATCAGTTCTTTGTCTTTAAAACTGCCCGAATCTAAACCAGTCTTTTTAAAATGTTCTTTGCGTCTTTTTTTTTCTTCTTCTGAGCGACCGAATGCAATAACCATTACGCCCTGTTTGCATTCAGTATCCAACGTTTGCGCTACACCTTTGCCGACTCTACCTCTTCGTGTTTTGCTTTCGGTAAATTCTAAGTTTATTGAATCGCCATCTGTTGCTTCTTCATAACCTGCGGATGTTGCAGATTTGATTTTTATTCCCTCTCCTTTATTTGTGCTTAATGTTGGTGATAATCCATCCTCATTGTATATATTTCCATTTTGACCGTGACCACATGGATTTGTGTTTCCTATAATTTGTATATAATTGTCAGAATTGCCCATTTTAAAAACTCTTGATGTTATACAAGATGCTTCTTTATCTCCTATTGTTGGATTAAATTTATTAAATTGTTGATGATTAATAAGTCCGTTTACCATCTTCTCACTCAAAAAATACTTTTCATTTACCTCACTTTCTAAAACATCTTTCAGTCTTTTTGTCAAATGCTCCTCAGCCGGAAAACTAAAAACATTATCTAAATCGTCACGAATGCCAATCAAAAAAACACGCTCTCTGTTCTGTGGTACTCCGTGATGCTTTGCGTTTAATACTTTCCAATATAAATGATAGGGTACAGAATCGGCATAAGGAAATATACTTGTATTTCCATTTATAGATTTACCGCCTAATAAATTAACCCACTCGCTAAAAGTTTTACCGCTATTATCTGAAAGTAAACCTTTGACGTTTTCAAATATAAAAAAACGAGGCTTATTTGTTTCGATAAACTCTAAGGAATTAAAAAACAAAATACCTATCTTATCATTTTTGCCTAATCGCTTACCTGCTAAACTGAATGATTGACAGGGCGGAGAGGTCATATAAATGTCCAAGGATTCGGAGGGTATTTTACGCTCATAAACATTTGTCGGATAGTATTCTGGCTCCCCGTAGTTATGTATAAATGTTTGACGAGCATATTTATCCATATCACAGGCAAATACTTCTTTGTATTTAATGCCGAGCCTGTTCAATGCTTGATTGAATGCACCTACTCCGCTAAAATCCGATCCTACTTTTATTATATTCATAGTCCTGGTATTTTATAGTCATAAATCCAAAGGTCATATCGCTCAATTATAGCTATTAAAGCCTCAGCATATTTCGGATTGGTAGCATAGCCTGCTTTCTTCAAACCTTTGGCCCATTTGCGGTATTCCATCCGGTCAAGTTTCAATAGATGTTTGTACCGATCACTTGTCAACAGCTCCGAATGTGCCCGGTAACTTCGCCAGGCAGATTTAAATACTTGAAAACGGTCTTTTGGGCTGTCATCTTTGTAGACCGCATATTTGCCTTTTCCTTTCCACTTCATTCCAAAGTGGTTGTTGTGTTTTTTAGATAATTCGCTTCGGCCTGCATTACTTTCTATAATGCCTTGGGCTAAGGTTATGCTAACTGGTATATTGTATTTATCCGCTTCAGCTTTTGCAGTCGGCAGAAAGCGGTTTACATAGCTGCTAACGTGTTTTGGTATCTTTACCTTGCCTTTGACATTGGCAGGTGTTGCCAATGGTCTGGATGCGCTGATAAGGAATAGCGCAAAGAATAGGATTAGGATGTTTTTCATATTAGAATGGTGGTTTATTTAGTTCCTCAAATAGTTTTTCAGCCAAAACATCAATAACAATTCCCTTAGCATAGTTTGACGAAAAAGGATCGACGTATTTTATTGAGTCTTTTTTTCGAGATTTTACGGCAATTGGAATGTGAAGTTCTATAAATAGTTTTAATTCCTGCTTTGTCATAGATCCGAGTATAATTTAGTAAGTTGTTTAATTTGTTCATCTGTACGCTTTACGACAATGGCGCCGCTCCATTGTTTTAACCAACTTGTATGGTAAATCATAGCTTCCTCATAGCTTTCATACACAAACAGGATCCTAAACCATTCGCCTGCCTGCTCGACCATTGCTGTGTCGGGGAGGATAGAAATCATTTCGGGTCTAAGTAGTTCTGGGTTGCGAGTTGCGCAAACCTGCACACAGTATTTCTGTGCGCATAGTTGTAAGGATAAGAGAAGAAATAGGATAGTTTTCATAGTGTTTTATGTTTTTATAGATTTATAAATTGTGTTAGTACTGCGCCACCGGCATATCCTAAACCATAGGTAAAAGCCAAAGCAATACGCTGTAAATTTGTCTTAGCTTCAATCTGATATTTTAGGAAAGGAAGAGATAAGAACGGACCGACAAACGCCCAGAATGCCATCTGAAAAACCTGCTGATCGCTTACAGCTAAGATATAGAATGTTGAGGCAAATTCAATAACAACTGCGGAGAGTATTATTACAAAGTACTTCATTGATTACTTAGTGCATATAATAATTTTTGTAATAATATCTCTTCCGGCATTCTTTGCTCATTCCAGTAAAGCAAATGAGCAATTCTTTCAATGTCCGTCTTCTTGCCATCACAGAATACCTCGACTATATCCCATTCATGATGATCGTTTGCTGCGCCGTCGGGACCGTAAGCAGGTACCAGCTTAGCTAATACTTCTATAGTATATTCTTTATCAGCATCGATAAAATCGGTTTCAAATATTATTGCTTGATATATTTCAGTTCTCATAGTGTTTCGGTTTTTAGTAAGTAAGTTAGCCGGCATCTGGGTATATAATGCCTCATTGTCTTTCCTTTATAGCTGTATTCGATTACAGCTCGTTTGTTAGCACTCTTTTCGTGAGTTAGCGCTATAACATTAACTTCTGTTTTTATTGTCTCATATCCCGATTGTGTGAGATGTGTGAGATATGCATGTGCAATCATAGTAATAAGGTTTAAAATTTAAAAGTTCGGTTTTGTTAGTTTTTTGTAGTTTAAATAATTTCCTTTTGATTATCTTGATACAAAGATAGAACTACTTATTTAAAAACAAAGCATTTTAGAAAAATACTTTCATAAAATTGTAAATTATTTTTTTTATCCCCTAAAAATCAAACTTGTTAGGTAAGAAATATGCAGCGTGATTCCCCAAAATATGATAAATAGCTGTTTCTTCTACAGGCAATATCTTTGTTAATTCCGTTACTGCAATAGCTTTTTTCCCGAATCTCTCTATATATTCCGGATATACCTTTACAATCACATAGCGATTTATGACTGACTGTCTAACGATATTGTATTTAAGCAAATAAAAGATTATTGCTTGCAAGTTGGGTATCTCTCCAAGTTTTTCCTGTAACTCAGAAGCAAGTAAGTGACAAAACAATCGCCTTGAATTTTTCTGCCGGTCCCTGGTTAGGTTTATGATCATAGATCTAAATTTCGAAAGTACATTATTACTTTTCCTTTGCATGACGAGCAACTTAAATCTTTCTTCATTCGCTTTTCTGCATTCTCTCCCCTCTGCAAAACTTTAATATATCTGTAGTAAAAATAAAAAAGCCGGGTAAGGTCTTCATATGGTATTAAGAGTGAACTTTTATTCCGGGCATTTATTTCACGAACCTCTGCCAGGTATTCCGATGGTATTTCTCTAATGTACATATCGAATTATTTAAAATGATGCTGTAGCTCTAATCTCTTTTCTTTCGCTTCTTCCTTTCTCTACATCGTCATCCGTACTGGCAGTATAAATGACCTGGAGCCTGTCTATACGGCCCTGCGTTTCTAATACGAGATCTTGCATAACTTTAAACCTATTTTGTTCCTCACCTACTTTATTAAGATTATCTTGAAGGAAGGCTGATGGAGGACCGACAGCACCACCGAGCGCAAAGTTAGGAATTCTTGCAGCTTTTAAAGTATTATATCCGATCCTACTCTGTTGCTCTCTATTCAATACCACCTCGCCAGTCTTTAGTGTTGCCAGTACATTATCGCCATTGGAAAGTGGCTTTATATTTCCCGAACTTGTTACTTTCCCACCGCCTGCGAATTGGACTATATCTCCGGACAATTGACCGACCACACCACCCCTTGCGAGAGGCTGAGCTGCGATTGTTGCAACCTGAACTGCTCCGGCAACTCCTGCTACAACTGCTGCAGCTAATCCAGCCGGTACAAATGGCTTTGTATTTAACGCTGATGTAATAGCAAGAGCTGTATTTATAATTGCTTGAATTATTGCAATTGCTTTTTCTCTTTTAGCGTTTCGTTTTCTTGCATCTTCTTTTGCTTTTTCGATAGCTGCTTGATTAGCTATCTCAGCTGCAAGTTGCTGCTCATAATAACGACGTCTTAACCCAGTACTATTTTCAAGTTCTGCCTGCAAACTTTCCTGCCTGACCTGGCTCCTTTCGATATCTGCATCAAAAGCTGCTTGCTGTCTTTCGTTAACTACATCAAAAACATCAGACAATAAATCTAATCCTTGTTTAAAATATTCAGCAATTTCTTCAAATTGCTTTTGCTTTATTATTTTCTGTTGATCAGCATTCTTAGCAACATCATCTGTTTGCTTTTTTTCTTCTTCTGAAAGGTCTGTAAATAACTTTTGACGAGCTAATAATATTTGATCGTACTCTGACTGAGTTATTCCAACCTTTAACTTTCCGTTTTCGTCTAATAGCTGTGCCTCAGCATCGTTAAGTGCCTGGATCTGGTTTCTAATATTTGCTATTTTGTCGATTGTTTCCTGCTCTGCTGCAAGTCGGATAATTTCCTCCCTCTTCTTAGCATCTGTCTCTTGAGCCAACAACCGGTTAAGCGTCTCTTGATTTTTTAACTCTCGCATTTCAAAAGTATTCTCGATAAATCCTTGCTCCTCCTGCAGGATATCGTTACGGAACTGTCGCAGATCCTCCGCCGCTTGCTTTGCTTTTTCAAGTCCAGCTTTTGTAGTTTCCGAATTTGATTTATCTATATCCGAATTTGCTTTTTTAGTTACCTCGACTTTAATATTAGCTATCTCAGCAGCGACGATCTTCTCCTCTGCTCCAGATTGTTCGATGGCTTTTGCATTCTCCTCTCTAATCTTTGCGACTTCCTTAGATCCTTTCCCGTATAATTTAACAGCTTCCTGCAGTTGTTTATTTCCCTCCTCCGCTCTTGCTTTGTTTGTTTCCTGCAATGCTTTGAGCTGCTCGTCAAGTGCGAGGAGCTGTCTCTCGGAGCCTATCTTTATCTCCTTAACTTGTCGCTCTTGATCGTCTTTAATATTTTTAATCTGCTCGTCTATGTAACGGGCCCGAAGGTCGGACAATAAAGCGAGTGCGTTTTTCTGCGCTGCCAGTTCAGAGTCTATAAATTTAACTCTCTCCTGCCCTAATTTTTCAACAGCTGCCGTATATTTTTTATTTGCTTCATCTATATCCTGCAGGCGTTTCGCCTCCGCAGCGTCAATCTTTTGCTGAGCCTCAAATGCTTCTTGATCTGCTTTCATTTTGTCATCAATTGCCTTTTGCTCCGCCTCCGCTTTGGCTTTTATTTCTTGTTGTTCTTTTGTCAATGCAGTAGTATTTGCTTCGCTTGCGTCTGTGCTTTCTTTTGTCGCATAGGCATAAGCAGCAACAGCAGAACCAGCCGCAACTAATGAGCCGACAATTAGACCTACTGGATTCTTTTTTACTGCTGCATTAAATGCTTCTTGAGCTAACTTTGCCGTTTTTGTTACTGCCGTATAAGCGACTATTGCCCCATTATAAATGTATGTTGCTGCCGCTGCTAATGCTACAGCTATCCTTCCTAAATTAATCGCAAGAGTAAACGTTCCAACCGCCACACCAGCCGCAAATAAATAAGGTGCAAGCTGAGTCATAATACCAATCAGTCCCGTAACGAGACCTATAATAAATCGTAAAGGTGCAAGAGATAGATTTATTGCTGCAGCAAACAAGTCAATAACAGAAATCGCCTGACCTCCCGCGCCAAAAATACCACCTATCGCTGCTAAAAAATTATAAACAGCTTTCCCGAGATCGTAGAAAGCCATCCCGATAGGCTTCAAAGCATTAAACAAAGAGACTACTAAATTTATCAGCTGACCAGTTAGCGCATTTTTAAACTCCTTAAAACTTAGAACAATGTCTTTCGTCTGTTTCGCGACATTGATCTGAGATGTTGCCAGCTCTTTATTAGAATCCAGTAATCGCTTATTACCTTCCGATACCTCTGTAATGGCTCCGCCTGCCTCTTGGAACGCCGCAGGCATTTCTTTAATCTTATTAAGATAGTCGTTTGCATTTCCTTTGCCCTCGACGAGCGCCCCTTCCACCTTTCCGAGCGCTTCCTCAAATCCGATTCCAAACTCTTTACTTATAGCCTTAGCCGCTTCCGTTATTGTTTTTGCGTCTGTGTCGAACGTCTGAGCGAGAGCTGCAGTCGATGCAGTTAACTCGTCAAGATTCTTTCCATAGGCTCCGCTCGTTTGCATTACTATATTTCGAGTCTCCTCTATTTTCTTATTAAATTCGTCTAATTTGCCTATGGCGTTATTTATTAAATTAGCTGCTTGGAAAGCAACAAAAGCACCTATTACAGCTTTTCCATAACTATTTATATTGCCTTGAGAGTCTCTTAATTCTGTTGCAAATGCCTCAAATCCAGGTATTACCTGCTGCAGACTTCGTGTTACTCTTTGGAATGTTTTTGGATAGTTACCGACATTACGCTGGAACTGCCCGACTTGACCATCGACATTCTTTAGCGTTTTGTCCAGTTGCTGGATCTCTTTTTGCATTTTGTCCAGCTCCTCAGTTGTTTTAGAGCCATCCAAAGCTGCATTTTTAAACTCTTTGCGAAGTTTATTCAGTTTTGCACTAAGTTGATCATAAGCCCCTACAGCTTTTTCAGGTAAAAAAGACTTATTTACATCGTCCTGAGCCTTTTTCAGCGCCTTCTGTGTCGCTGTCATTTTGCCAAGAGTCTGCGAAAGTTCTTGAAAAGCCTTGTTACCTTCTTCCGTGCTAAGGTCGAGAGCGTTCATCGCTTCCTTAGTTTGCTTTATCTCTGCATTTAGCTGGTTTATTGACTGTATGCCGTCAATATTTATAGTAAAACCTACAACTGTATTGGACATTTTATATCGTGTTTACTTTTGCTTCTAAAATAGTACTTTGAATGTCGGCCTCTGCTCCGACTTCTTTATAGTCGAGTACAAAATACGTCTTTGTGGATTGATTTTTTGCTACGTCAAACGTATTTATTTCCTGTAGGATGTATGTATTATTGTTTATTAAAAACTTATGTCTGAACGTCAAATTTTGAATCATAAGTACATCCCAGAGTATAAATAATTCAAGATATTTGCCTCCCTTCTTGCGGACCATCTCAGAAAGGTAAAAACGCTTTAATAAACCCGAAACATTGAATCCGTTTACAGTTACATCTCCAAAGCTCAAAGACGTCTGAAAGCCTACTGTATCGTTATAATCGACCATATAATTTAAGGGATTGGCCTGCGGATTTGTCGCTGCTCCGTTAAATACATTTATAGTTCCGTTCGGGTATTCTGCAAAGCTCAAAGTAGGATCTGATACCAATAAACGCGGCAAAATCTGAGTAACTGTTTCAGCGCTCGTACTTGTTTCGAGGTAATTAGCTGCCCAGACAATCGGAATCATTGGAGTTTTTAAGCTGTTTACTGCTTGTACTTCATTGTCTGCAATTACTATAGTCGGAGCAAAGAAAGGATTTTCGACAACCGTTTCACCGAATTTAAACCTACTTGCAGGAAAGTTATATCGGGCCTCTAATATTCCTAAATTTGCATTGAGATTAAGCGCCTCGACTGTCGCATCGTTACTGTCATCCTTCCATTTAAGTCTGAGCTGGCTTAGTTGCTTTGTATCGCTTACCAATTCGCCGCCCTTGCTTAGGTCAACATATGGACTAAACTCACCTAAACGAGGATCTGTATAGAATCCGTCTTCCAGATCGCTTCCGTTTGGCTCCCTGCTTTCCAATAAAAATTCGTCAGCTGGCTCAATCTGTACTGTTCTGCTTCCTTCGTTTGTTTCAAATACTAAATTAAAAGCGTGAGCAATACCTCGTATTAAATCAATAGCTTTTAATGATGAATCTATGATATATTTTAAATCCATCTGTATGCCATCGTATATTTCTGGCTCACCCGTTACCTTTAAAGTTGCTGCAAAATCGTATGTATCTGGAGGAATAACAGATGATAAACCAACAACTTCTACTGTATCACCTGGATTTAAAAACATAACTTTTTCAGCTCTAATTATTGTATCTGCTGTGTATCCTCCAACAGAATCTCCCCAATCATCTGTAATTGCACCGCCATTTATACTAAAACCAAAATTGCATCCTGCGACTGACGTAATATTTGTTAGTGTTACTATAACTTCAAAAAGATAGTAACCTAAATCAATGCAGGTATAAATTCCAGTTGCTGTATTATAAGGATTTGCTCCAATTGTTGGAGCAACTGTTTGATTTGTAAAAATTAAAACAGGAAAAAAACCCGGAAAATTAATTTGAGACATATCAGCCTCAACGTTCATATATTCTACACCGAACTGCGGATTTGTTATTCTCCTATTCAGTATAGGTACCGGCATTATCAACCGCTTGAAAAAATCAGTCGTAAAGAAAAAGCTGTTTAAAGTATAACCTACAGAAGCGAATGTTTTATTTATTACATCAACTACAAAAAGAGCAGGATGAGAGTCAAAAAGCGCATCTACTCTACCAAATACAGCCCAATCCTTAAACTTAATCGGCAAATATTTGAAGTCTGTAGTTGGATATTCATAATACCAAGCTAAGTAATTATCTGTATATGAATAAACGTGAGGCGTAAAGGTTAAATCCTTTATAAGTAGGTCCCCTATTCTTGTACTCCAATCCGCATTATTTCCGTAAAAAGCAACTTTGTAGCTCTTCCCCTGCCAGTAATATTGGTCCTGCCTAAGTGTAACCGACTGCAGCTGACATCGGCCGATAAAGAAAGGTAAACCATCAACCTCAATACTCGCCGATAAAAAAGCCTGCTCAGTTATTGTGTAAATTGCAGGATCGTAAAATTGATTAAAAATTGAATCATTATGCTTTGTACCCGGTAACTCGAAGGAATATTCCGACCGGCTTCCTGAATTGATCGCCAGGCCTTCCCGACTTCTAAGCGAATAAGTCAGAGGCAAATTTAAACCATTTGGAGGAAGCTCAGCGACTTGGCCATCGATAATTATTTTTATGTCTGCCATTTTTAGTTAGATTGTACGCTGATATAATTAGCCTCTACAAATTGTATTACCACGTTTAACAGCTCTTCGTTTTCGCTTAGTGTTATTTTTCCGTCCTGAATGACGACTGCAATAAGTCCATCACTCGTCTCCATGTAAACCTCTGGACTGCTTAACAGCTCAGCTAACCAAGACCCTTGCTGCTCATCATAAAAAGTACTTTCTACCTCGTATTCTCTTGTTACTTCTTGATTGATTTTAAATATTCCTTTATCGTAGCTCGCAGCAGGTGGCGCCGTTGTAAGCCAGCCTAAAGGCTTTTGAGCTGTATCGCTCTTCGTCTTTTCCTCGACTTTCTTTTTGCTCGTAAAGGTATAGGCATCAGATCCGCCCAATCTATTGAGCCAGTGCAGCCGGACTGATCTTTCGTTACAACAATCGACAACCTTGTACATATACTTAACTCCTTGTAGTACGAATGTCGAAGGAAGCGTTAAATTTCCTGCTTGTATTGAATAATAGTAACCCGTTGGAATGCCGGTCATCGGATTACTCGGTATTATTGTTGTTGCCTGCAGTTGCTGTATACCTGCTCCAATCGTGCGAGGCGTGAGCGTCGATCCTGGAGTGATTTGTATAAAGCCAGCTGTACCAACCACGTTTTGATTAGTGTCATAAACAACCACTCGAAGCGCGTTTGTTGTGCTGCTTGGAACATAAGACATCGTCAGATTTTCGCCGCTGCAAATCGGAATTGGATTATTAGTTTTTGTTGTGGCTGTAGGATAAACACTTCTTTGATTTGTCAAAAAATATACATCGTAAACTCCTCCGACGATTGGATAATCAATAATATAGCTATTCATTCCCATATTATTCCAGTTCCTTGTCTGTCTGGTGCCTGCGATTGCAGGGTATCCCGTCGAAACTGTGTCTATTGTTGCGAATTGAGTTAAAAGCCCCGTTACTGGATCGTTATAATAATAGCTAACTATTAAGCCGACTCTTGTATGTATGTCAGCGCTCGCAACCTCGTAAGCGGCGTTAATCGTATCTAAAAAGACCGTTGTTTTTTGCTGTCCTTTCGGGGCCGAGTAAGTCTGCAATACCTTTGCCACATCAAAAATAAAATAGTAGGTAGTACCAATGTTATAGGCAGGAGCCTTCTGCATATTTGTAACTCCTAAGCCATCGACAACAATCGAAGCTACTGCCAAAACGAGCGGATCCGAAGAGGTCATAGACATAACAAAAACATTCGGTCGATATTGCGAGTTTAGCGTAAAGAGCGGAGCTGTAACGAGTGCCATATTTATTTATTTAATAGGTCGTTTGCTTCTGCGTCGGTAGCTACATTAGCATTAAAATTATTTATAAAGCCCTCGTCTGTTTTGGCTCCTGTGCTTTGCGTTTTGATAGAAACCCTAACAACAGAAAACTGTCCGCTCGTGTTTGCTGCTTCGTATTTTATTTTATAGACGATAGGGTAAAGGATAACGTTGTAAATCTTCTCAGCTGCATTACTCCAAAATGTATAAACAGAATATGTTAAATTTGTATTGCCAGCTATTGAAAGCTGCTCGTTAAGATCGTCTTTTAATTGTGTTGCTTGTTCGAGTGTCATTATTCGAAATATTTAATTTTTAGTGAATCTGAATTTTTCTTTTTTACCTCTGCAAAGCTGCTTAAAAACAATACGTTTATTACCTCAGTCAGAGCCTCTGATATCAGCTCCTCGACTTCTTTTTTGCTGTCATCTATTCCATTCTGAACTGCTCCAATCTTTTTGTCAAGAGGCATTCCGAACTTTTTATGCTTCCGGGCGATGGCAAAAGCTATTCTTTCCGCTTCTTTGTCATTTGCTCCAAATCTTAGCTTTGCATACATCTTAAGACCGTCAATATACTTTGAACTTTTTGCACCGCTGCCCGGACTGTAGGGTATCCGGTTAGCCGGCACTCCATAGTTCAATATCATACCATAGTCGAGCAGAGTGAACTCAATAAACGCACTTGTTACTGTCGCATTGACATTGTAATCAATTGAATTGACCAAAGCTCCAGTAAGCGACCGCCCTTGAAGAATAAAAGCCTGCTTAACCGCTTTCTTAACGACTTCGCCGACCTGCTCCCCGAGCCTTTGGTATATGTCCTTTGTGTCTGTCATTGTATTATTATGCCTGATATTATTCTTTCTCTAAATCTGTAATTGATGGAGGAAGCGTATTGAATGGAGCAGGAAGTCCTGCAATATTGACAACGTCTGTCGGGCACTCCCAAACGTAATATAAATTAAATCCAACATCAACCAATACTAAATTTTCATTGTGAGCATCACTCAAATAATCTATTGTAATCGGATTTTGTATGCCGGTACTCATCCCGTTTGCCGGTATGCGACCAACTCTGTTAAATTCAGATATAATGTTAATTGCCAGAGCTTCAAGTTCTGCCTGCGCCTCTATTATACTTTGATTAATATAGCTGCCGTCATTCTCGTAGTATTGCGGACGGCTAACAACCAAACGGCACCGGAGCAATCCCTTAACTGATTTCTCTTTTACTTCAATATTTGCTGTAGGATACATAAATTGGACAGCAGGATATAGTCTTCCGAGTGCATTCGATATTGTCCAGTTATTTGATATGTTCGCATTTATATCAGAGTACCAACCATAATGATAAAATCCTATACGCCCAGCTGTTTGAGCGTTTATGCCTAAACAAACCTGATTAAATAGATTAGATATTTGAACTATATTCATAATGAATTGTGATATTTTGATGCTGTCCAACCGAGCATAAACAGTAAAATTGAGCTGATCGCCTTAACTATGTCTCCGCCTGCAAGTATTGCAATTGTTAAAGCTAATGTGCCAAATATACAACTAATTAGAACAATACTATTTAAAAGCATTCTTGGATTTACTCTCATTTTTACGATTTTTTACTATGTACTTCTGATAATCTTTTTTGATAGTCTGATTCAGCTTTGCATGCTGCAAGATAGGTAAATGCTTCGTATAGATTTGCCTGTTCTGCTGATTGTAACGGCGTGAGCGTTGGCTGGTTGAATATTCCGCTCTCTGCTATTGCTTTTAGTGTTAGGTACCATCCAAAACTGTCATTTAGTTTATCGATTCCCGCTTTACGTTCATCAAATCCTGAGCTGCCATATAGATTAGCATATTTTGTTGAGATGTTTCGTTTCGTTTCAGCAAAAAAAAAGCAACCTTGAGGCAGTTTTCAAGCGTCCAGGATAAAAACATCTCTTCACGCTTTAGTAATTTGTCGCTATACTGTTCGCCTTCTTTGCGGATTAATACGCACATAATCTTAGCGAGTGCTTTCCAGTTCCCATCTTGTACATCTTTCAAGTTAGCCTCGAATTGACTTGACTCAGCGTATTCGATTAGTGTACTTTTCTCCATGTAACGCATTGGCAAATACCAGAGCTCATCATCTACCAAAATGACGTTTGTATATTCGGGTTCTTCATAGCTGTTGAGCATCTTTACAATGCTTGTATAAAGATATTCAAGGTTCCCGATATTCATCCCGTCTCCTTGATTTTTGCCTCCAATAATTTCAGCTTCAGTTATTCCCTTTGCAAAATGAGAAACTACTCGCGCAAAGTACGGATAAACTTTCCGGTACATCACAATATCGTTGCAGGCATTAACTGCCAGCTCCAAATCTACTGCAGCTTTCTCTTTCTCCTGCTCTGTTTCTGCTTCATTATTAGCCTGAGAAGCAGTTTCAATAGCTATAAGTTCAGATGGCTTAGTAGGTTCGACAAATGTCATAAAGTCGATGTACTGACCAAGTGTTATATCCGACAATGTTTGAGGAAAGCTGAATGTTATGCCTGACGATGTGTTTATATTAAACATTCTTTTTCTTTACATTTTTTGGAACAAAATCTCCATCCGTCTCATCAATTGCTAATAGGTTAGTAGGGCCTTCTTGCTCTCTTGCCTTTGCTGCTTCCATCAGTCCGATTGGTTTTGTTTTTGGCTTTATCTGCTCATTCAGTACAGTGCCGGGCTTAACTTCTTTCTTAAACTTGCTATCTCGAACCTTTTGTCCGTGATTTTGCTTAAGATAATTTGCTGTCTGATTAAACAGCGCCTTTGTTGTAAAATCGTGACTGTAAGCGTTTAGGATTGCCATCCATTGTGCCCCGATCTGGAGTTCTTCGTTTGTCATTGTTATTGAATTTTGGAGTTAAAAAATATTAAAAAGGCAAAGGATCGCCTGAAACATCTACTGCTTCATAGGTTATCGACTCTTGCGTTTTTTGCTGACCTGCTATAGTTTTATAAGCCTTTACATATTTCGCTCGCACTTGCGTCTTTTTGACGCCATCAGTACCAGTATAATAAGCCAGCTCGCCCTCGACCATTACGAGGTCGCCTTTTTTCGCATCGACTGACCAGTTAGCGATAACATAATGCCATTGCGTTACCTCGATCCATTTTTTGTTAACGTCATAATATCCTCCGGTCGTTGCAAGATTCAGTAAAGTGTAAGTAGATCCTTTCCCTTCTTTGATGTCAGAGTCTGAGCCGAGTCGGCCAATTAAAATTACTTTATTCATGTATTTATTTTTATCCGTATGCTAATAATCCTTTTGTATGTCCTTTCTTTAACATTCCCATTGCCCAGTACCGGCATGCATCCCATGAGTGATTGAACGCATCGACAGGTACCGCTAATTTTTTACCATCCCTCGCCTCTCGCCATTTGTAATTTTGCGCCTCCTTGATCCAGTTCTGACTATTCCTCGTTAAATTTATTTTTCCGTATTGCTTCATCAAGTTTATTGAGTATTGTATGCTGTCGGGCCCTTTGTCAGCTGGCATTATGTTCCATCCATACATCTTCAACTCATAGATTGATTTCGGATCTGCAGAGTCTGCAAAGATTTGATCGTTTTTTCTTACGCCGTTCTCAATAAATAAAGAGTTTATGTCTCTATTCGTTAAGCCTATCTGATAAATAACCTCTTTGCCATAAATCTCTCCGTCTGATATGCCGCACTCTACCAAAGTTGTTGGATCGTTCGTAAATCCAAAATCGAGACCGAAAGCTCGTTTATCTGTTTGTGATGGCATTTCATCAACTATTCGATAATCGAAGACAGTACCCTCTATTTTTCCAGTCTGCCCCAGTCCGTAAACCCGCCACAACATCGGATCCTTTTCTTTCAGCTTTAATATTCCCTCGACGATGCTATCGCTTACAAAATTATTGTGCATAAAGTTAGAGATAAAGTAAGCGACATTGTCATTTCCGATTATCTTCTCATGTACCCAGAACTCACTATTAGGATTATAGTCAATAAATACCCTCTTATCTGTCCTTAGATTCAGCTCGTTAAATATGTCATAGTGTACCCCGTTCGCCTCGTTTACAAATAATACGTTACGCTTTCCGTTCTTTGCATCCTGCGCCGTTTGATAACTCGTAAACTCTAAAATAGAACCGTTTTTAAATTTATAGCATTTCGATGTCCGATTAAATCCTCCGTCTAAGCTGGCTAAAATGAAAGGAGTTTCCGCTGCTATCTTTTCGCTGTCTCTTATGCTGCCCTTTGCCAAGTTCGGATAATCTTGTCCAACTACAGTAATAACCCATCCGGGATTCTCAATTGCCAGGCAAAACAGAACTTGCATAATAGCGTAAGTTTTACCTGCTGCCGTTCCGCCTTGATTGATGCAAATAACTTTTTTATTCTTATCTACCTTTGCGTACTTTTCTGGAGTTCTATTCCATAAAAAAATGGCTGTTGTATTCATTACTCTGGCTTATAAGGTAGGTTTTCCTTTCCCTGCACTACATTGATTGTAAAGTCTATCTTTTCACCCTCTGCGCCCGTTATCTCAGTCCGTTGTGTTGCTTTGCCGTAGGTATAGCCTAAAAGCATTTCGACGGCTTTTAAATCGCCTTTAAGGGCCTTATTAACCACAACCGACATAAGTCCGTCGATTAACTGAGTGCCGTTCTTTTCTTGGCTGAGCAGGTCTTGAAGGACAACCTTAATGTCTTTGAGTGCTGACTTTGGTCGGCCGTTCGGGTTCCCTGACTGACCTTTCTTGTATTTAAACTTTTGAATATCGTCTTTTGCCATTGTGCTGTAATTGTGCTGTTAGTTTAGGCTTTCTAATTTCTTAAGCATTGCTGTTATTGTTTCCATCCGGCCTTGCAGCTTATCGAGTTTAATCTCAATCTGATCATCTGTCGGATCTGATAATACAAACCAGCTGATCATCTCGCTACAGCCTCGCAAATATTCGAACTCCCTGCGGAGACGTGTCCGGTCTTCTTTCTTCATCCTTCTATTTCTTTAACTTTTAATTTTACATACCTCTCAATTGTTGAAGACGGAATATTATACTTATTTGCAAGTTTAATTGTTCCAAAAACATAAGGTATATAGTCAGCTTGAATTTTTTTTATCAAGTCATAATTATATTTAAAAACTCCTTTATTTTTTGCCTTTATGCCTTTATTCGGAGAACAATCCCCTCCATCGGTTGCATTTAATAACTTTACTCCTGCAGACCTAAAAAATTTAATATATTGAATTTCTGCCAATTTCGCTTCCTCTAATGTTAGACTATCCTCGATTAAAACAATTTTTATATTTGGTTTATTTTTATTTATCCAATTTATTTTATGAAAATTATGTCTAAAATCATTTAGGTGAACTGTAAGTCTTGAAGATAACTTTTTGCAAGTTAAACCTATGTATCTAATTTTATTAGAAATATCAGTTAAATAATATATTTTATACATTATATAAATTTTAGCCTTCAATTTGTTTAACTTTTCTAATTGCCCAGTCTACACCCTCAGTTCCTCCCCACGCATCCCAGACAATTGTGCCGCATCCTTCCTCGTAGGACTTTCCGGCAAACCTTCTGAACCTTTGGAAGGCTGCCATTCTTTTGATTGTTTCAAAACTTATCGGCTCTCTATTTGCTAACTGATTAGCTCGGGCCCATCCTACCGGAGTGCCGCATCCTCTCGGGTTTCCTGTTTCGTCTCTCCATTTCAAAGCCCTCTTTGCATTTATTGTCGCTGCTTGCGGATAGTCGGTAAATGTCTCTTGAGCTAATATTTCCTTTTGCGCCTGCTTTTCGTATGTGACAAGACAAACTGCATACCTTTGCTTTTCGTCCGGATAGTCAGTATTCATATTTTCGTCCGACATACAGCGATCGATAAACTTGTCGACGTCTTCTGTTGGTGTTGGCGTGGGTATTGGCATAGTTATAATTTTTTTTTAAATTGTTTCCAATCTATCATATGATGATGACGATTAAATCTTATTACGGTCTTTGTATATTGCGGCCAAACCGCCTCTAACATTTTTGCTTTTAAAAGATTTTTTTTTGGAGCATTACCTTTATATAATTCTGTTTGATTTCCACCTTTCATTTTAACCGCTGTGCTTACTTTATTAGCCATATAATAAACACAACTCGCCGTACTTCCTCCATTATGTAATACTTGTAAACATAGGTCTACGTCTTCATTATATTTTAGTCTCCACCTAAATGGTAAGTTATTTTTAATTAACATAGCTGAATATACGTGACAATTAATTTTAAATGGTTTTTTAGGTGGCTTTACTACAAAATTTGGCTCTTCAAATCCACCTATTGAAATATTATTTTTTTCAACGAAATTTTCTACATATATAAATCCTTCTTTTAATGATTCAATTTTTTTTCTTTTACCATTTATCCATTTCATCCAAAATAATATATTATCGTCAAATAGCCAATGATATTTTGCTCCTATAGATTTTGCATGTTCCCAACAAAAATTTCTTGCTGGATATGAACCTAAACCAAGATTACAAAAAGGTAGTTTTAAAACTCTATGAACTCCTAATTTATTACAATAATGTTCATATTCTTGTGGCTCAACTGCAATATAATAATCAATACCAGCAGCTTCAAAATTATCGGCTGTTAACGTTTTTTCATATCTTCCTTTTGATATTATATAGACTGGATATTTTATTTTCATTTTTTTTGCTTATTTGGATTTCCTCCCCATTTATGATTAGAAAAATGTGCAGCAATCATTTCCTCAGGAAAGTTTTTTATATTTTTGAACATATATTCTTTTTCATTTTTTTTAGGCGCCATAAATCCATTATATGGATAAAATGTTTTTATAGGCAAATGCGTAACATCTGATCTTCCAAATAAAACAGATGAAATAAATGCAGGGCCAGTTTGAACAGATGCGCTATGATTTATATGTTCATAAAACCATTTTGGCAGTTTATTGATTAGTTCATAAATTGCTAAATGATTTTTTGGACTACCAATTATTGCGCTTTCAAAACTTTTAGAGGATCTCATTCCTAAAAATGGATTTATGTTATTTATTAAATTATTAAATGACTTGATAGGCATTACATCAGTGTCTACATAAATTCCACCGTATTAATACAATGCTAATATTCTTGCAACGTCAGACCAACCAGCATAAGTTTTAATTTTTTTTAAAATTGGGGCAATCTCATCTGGAACATATAATTGTTTAAAATCAGTTATAGTGATAAATTCATAATCTGGATGAATTTTTTTAAAATCCGCCCACCATTTTTCAAATTGTATTGGAATAACATCATTTCCAAACCATACTCTTATGAATCTTTTTGGTATTGTCATAATTGAAATTTTTTTGTTGACATATCAACTTGCCAAGCCATATTTCTTTTAATAAATTTTACATTTAATGAGTTTAAATAACTCTCCGCCTCTTCATTTCCATCGAATATAAAAACAACTCTTTGCTGTCCTGCGCTTAATCCTATTGGGTCAAAATCATCATCAAGATTAATATCTTCTTCAGACATTAAATTTTCGTCAATTCCTAAACTCCAATTAGGAACATCCATTCCCCACTCTTCCAGCTCCTCCGCCTCCCACTCATTCGCAAGCAAGTCCCAGTCGTTTTCACCAAATGCAACATTATCTTTTATAGTAAATGCTCGCAGCTGCTCAGCTGTTGTTTCCGCTGATAGGATCTTGCAGGGAAGTTCTGTATAACCGAGATCGACCGCAGCACGATATCGCATATTGCCGCCTATTATGACAAAAGTATCGTTAAGAGGATAAACAAGCAGTTCCCTTGCCCCGAGCATTTCGGGATTGTCCTCTATAGATTTTTTTAGCTTTTCGTACTTTTGATCCTTTATAAAACGAGGATTTTTTGGCACGCCTGCAATCTGACCAGTATTATTACAAATCTTAGATATGGCAATGCTTTTACTTTTTATAATTTCAATTTTCATTTTTGGGTTTTTATGTTTAATAATTTATTACCAGAGGTCTGCAGTTTCCAAAGATTCTATGACTTTTAGCGCAAGATTGCATTGAAATTTGTCAGAGAAAAGCATTTTTGCATCGTCGATCTGGTCGAAGAAACCGAACTCAAATAATATCGATGGCATCTTTGTAGCCTCCAAAACATAAAAGATCTGAGTTTTTGCTGCATCCATCCATCCCTCTCGTAACGGCTGAGGACTGACTGATCCTTTTTCAATGAATAGCTGTTGAATTGGATTAACAATTTTACTTGCTATTCTTTTGCCTCTATCGCTGTACGGATGGTAAAAGACATTAAAGCCTCGGTTAACGCTTTTGAAAGCATTGGAATGGAAGGATAAGTAGGTACCGGTCTTGCCAGCTATCTCATCAAAATATTTATTGGCTGTCTCTACTCTATTGCCGAGTGAGGTATCTTGAATCGGATCGTAAACGGGAACACAATGAAAGCCTGCCTGAGTTGCTATCTCAATAAACTTTGCAGCAAATGACCTGTTAAATACTCCCTCGTAAAAAATGCCGCCTTTGTGGAATGTACCTGCGGTTTTATGGTCGAAGAACTTGCCTTTTGTCGGGGGAGTAGTGTAATTACCTGCAGCATCGACTCCGCCATGCCCGGCATCTATGTATAATATTTTGCCCATAAAGTTTTGTAATTTTATACAAATATACATTTTATAATGTAACTTTGTGTTATTAACCTAAAAAATATTCTTATGTCTGCTTTAAAAACCTGCGTCGTTATTAGCGCTGAGCTAATTTCTGAGATTGGAAAGATTGTTGAAGATAAAAAAGTTCAATTCGCTGAACTTGTCGCTCTTGTACCAGAGTTACTTAAATTGCCTAAATTCGTTACTAATATATCCGCCGCAGTCGATGAACTGAAAGCTGGTATTACTGCCCAATATAGCGACGAGATCAAACAGGCTGTAGCGCAAAAGTTGGAGCTGAGTAATGACAAAGCAGAGGCGATTGTTGAACATTGTATCAATTGGATTGTTGTAACTTCGTCAGTTGTTCTGCAGGTTGTCAAAGTCGTGAAAAATAAAGCTATTCAATAGCTAAAGTCCTATAGTGGTTTATAGTGTTTAAAAGGAGAAAGCCCCGCAGTGATGTGGGGCTTTTTTGTTATTCGTTTTTTGGTTCTCTATATCTGTTTAGGCTCTTACGCCTTTCCCTTTGCGGGGCCCACAATAGCAGGCCCGATATAATGCAGAATGCTGCGATTCCTAAAAGCATATTTTTATGTCATTCAAGCTGTTATCGATTTCAATTTTTACGCCTAACATATGAGTTAACGCTTTTGTTTGCGTTGGAAAGTTGCTGAATACCTTCCTGTGTTCATTGTATTCCACCTGTAACGAATCGAATGTATCTTGGTTCATTGCGATGGCTGCAGGCTTACAATCTGAAGTCATGTGCAAAATTGTATCTTTGATTGGTGTGTGTATCATAGTTCTATTTAATGTTTAGTGAGTAATTTTCTACTATCAAAGCTCCTGCAACTTCTTGACCTGCGTCTAGTGCCTCCTTAATCAAGGTCTTATTTGGTTCCGTCTTCACTCGCATAAATTCCGCCCCTAACAAACTTTCATCAGTAATTGATACTGACTTACTCCTACGTGATGATATTGTCACGAATGCCGTTTTAATTTGACCATGAGTGATAACTGACTGCAAAAGTGTATCTGATAATTTGACAACTGAGTTATCGTAATGCCTTGCTAGGTCCTGCAGGCGTTTTGCTTCCGTCTTCAATAGCTCGCTCTGGGACTTTAAATGTTTTATTACATGTACATAGCCCTCGCCTTTCGTTAATCGCTCTGCTTCCGTAATTTCGAGTGTTGCCTCCAGCTCTGGTGTCATTTCGCCGCCGTTATTTTCGATGTCTGTGTAAAGTGCGAACAGGTCCGCATCGATGTTAAATAGATTCTTCATAAAAATATGGTTTATAGGTTTATAAATTAACCGACTACTTTGTCGGCATAGATTGAAGGGGCCATTGAATAAGTACCAGCTTTGATATACTCACAGCCGTTGTACTCTTTGATTCTGCAGTTAAGCGTTTCGTGTGTACCCTTAAGAGTAACCGTTTTGTCTGTGCGCTTTACGCAAACAAACTGAGGGCGGAGATCAGCGTCACCAATGAAAAGCATTTGGTATGTTTTGCCTGTTTCGAATTTAGTAGCAGTCATAGTGGTTTGGTTTTTTGTGTTATAAATTATTAAGGTTTTTCGGATGCCTATCCCCGTTTAGTTTATACAATTTTAATAAAAAATACTCTTGAACTTATGCTTTGAAAAACAAAGCAATTTACGCTTTGTTGCTGTAATTTCTCAGACATATTATTTGCCTGAGTCCAATTTGAATACGTTGCTGCGTTAATTCCATACTCTTTGTGTTTTTTTGCAAAAACTAATGTTCCGCATCTTAATTTTGATGTTAAAACTTCAATTTTTTTAACTTGTTTTGGAGCTGTTAGCGTTGTCATAGTGGTTTGGGTTTTTGTGTGTTTGTAATTTGCTTTCTTAAATAACTTGATACAAAGATAGAACTACTTTTTATATTTTTACTATTTTGATAAATTTATTTTCAAAAATGTTTGTTTTTTTTCTTTTTAGGGCTTCTTTTGGCCTTTTTCTGCGCTTTTGGCCTTAAAATATTCAAATTTTGCCATTAGTGCTAACTTGAAAGCGTCCCTTTTATCCTGCTCAGATACTAAGCCTTTGTAATTAAAAAGCTCTAAGCCGTGATTTTTCGCCTCCGCTCTGGTGATCATGTCCGACCACTTCATCCCCTTTGCGGCTGGGCTTACTGAGTGAATGCCGCTACCGATGATATAATTGCAGTAATCTACTGACATTTGACTTATAGCTTGGTTCTTTCCTACGTCCCTGCTTATTTTCTCTCGTGCCGGTGCGCTGCGTACCTTCGGACTGATAAACGTGTGATTCGTTTCATTGCTGTTCTCTATGCAGATAGTTACCCCAGTTGTATTTTCTGCAAGTGCGTCAACGTATTTCACAAAGTCAATGAAGCCTTTCATCTTGTAAAATATCACTACCGCTGCCCGAATTTCGCAAACATAGAAACCGTTATCTCTGTATGCAGGATCTACCCCTATGTAGGTAATCATTCCTCGCTTGCTTGTACCAGCTTAACAAACTCATCCCATTTAAGGCCTCTCATTTTCTTTGTCCAATCCTTGCGAATTAAAGCGTCTTTCGCAGGGTGATAAACATACTCCTTGCCGTCTATTTTTGCGCCGCCATAGTGCCGAGCTATTGAAAAATAAGGCTGTTTTGATACGTCAATAATGATAATGTCTTTCATAGTGTTCTATATTTATTTAAGTACTTTAGTGTTTTATTGCTTTTGTATCCTGCAGGACCGCCGCACCACATCCTGGCGAGTTCCTCATAAGTTGGGTACCTTCCGTTCTTCTGTGCAAAGGTATGACAAAATATGCCCATTGTCGCCCAGAAGACATGCTTTGATTTTTCAGCATTATACATATCAAAATGCGAATATCCTAATAGGTCTGTCATTCCAGATCCTTTAACGCAAATATTATAAATGCCAAACCTACCTCGCCCGGCATTATTTTCTCCCGTTATACTGTCAATGTTTCCGCTTTCAATCTGTCCAATCTTCCGGATAAACTCGCTATCACAGGTATCTCTATAAACTATTACCTCTTTAATTATTACAGTTGGCTCAGCATGACTGCAGCCGTATAGGGTAAAGCATAGTATTGTTAATCTGATTAGTTGTTTCATATTAATATTTTTAGTTATAATATTGCTCCGTTTTGTCTGTTTTCAGATACAAAAATAAGCTTTTTAACTTCTTCGATAATCCAATCCTGTTGCTCCGGATGAACAATTGCAAGCATTGCAATTATCTCTACTATTAAACCAACTGAATCAAAGCTATGCTCGTTTAATAAATCTTTATTATCTTTTGTTGTAGGAAGGGATGCAAGAAAGTTTTTGTTAGCGTTTCTAAGATTTGAATATCTCATTTTTTGCATCTGCTTCATTTTGTCTGGCTCCAGCTGAGATATCGCAAATAGTGTTAAGTTCAAAGATGTAACGAGCAGATAGGCATTCATTGCTTTATAGTTGTCCATTATATTTCATGTTGTTTAATATATTCAAAAATAAGCCTTTTTGCGTAAATCCTACGAGCTGGCTCTGATATTATTTGACTTTCTATATTTTGCATTAAAAGATGCTTCGCTTTTCTTGCTTCAGTTAAATTGCTAAGATCTTGAGACATTTCGATAAGTTCTCTTTTTGCGATTTCTTTGCTTTCCTCCCAGATTCTTTTTTTAAACTCTGAACTGACTTCGATCCATCCCTCAGAAACTGCTATTTCTGCATAATGGACCGGTACATCGTGCCAACTTTGGTAAAAATAGATTCCTTGCTGTATGCTGATAATTGCTGCTTCAATATCATTTTTAATTTTTTGCCGGGCAGAATTATTCCTCTCCTCTTTTTTTAATTCTGTATCATATTCCTTTTGAGCCTTATCCTTAAGATCTAAATATTTTGCAATTGTTTTATTCCTATGTTTTGTGTAAGCATCCAGGATATCTCCCAGAGTTGCAATAGACATTTGTCCAAAATAAGCTGTCATGTTTACGCCGTCGAATTCGTTTGCTGCTGCCATCTGGAATGCGTCCTTAATCTCGCTTATCCCTAAATGTGAAAATTTAGCAAGTACAAATTTTGATGCTTCAATAATTGTCTGCTTCATTATTTCGCCCTCTGACATTCCGCAGTAAAGCGTTGCACATATCATAATATTTTGAGCAAGTACTGGAGCAATACTTTGCTTTTCAAATTTGCGGATTGGCTGCAGATATCCCTCAACGATTTTCTTTTCCTTAATCGTTAAAGCCAAAATCGACGTCTCGGAGCTCGTTGAAATATTTTGCAAAATTTTCATCTCTTTTTGTTTTAAATTGATTATTTGAATTTGTTTGCTGTTTGTTTTGCTGCTCGACTTTTTTCATGTCAATAAAAGTACCTTGCCATCCATTTGCAACGGCTGTCTGTATGCTATCTAAGACTATTAACTCGCCGTATGCTTCTATCTGATCGCTAAACTGGTTTACTTTTGTTAGCAGAGACTTTTCCGACTTAAATGGCTTATTAATTTCTTTCCTGTACTCTATGAAATTTTCAACAGCTCTGATGATTGCAGTAGTAAAGTTGACCGGGTAAATTTGTGGGCTTTTTACTTTGTCTGATTTTGGTTTTTTATATACGACAACGGGCAAAATCTCTTGAGTTGTTTTTTTATCATTTAAAGATATAATCTCTGGATCATTTTCTAAAAAAGAAAAATCTGTTTTTCCGATATTACTATCTATATTATAATCTATATTAATATCTATATTAATATCTATATTATTATCTATATTAATATGGTTATGATTTTCATTAGGCTGCCTAACAATATCCATAATACTGCCTTCGGGTTTTTTGTATGCTGCTTTATCTTTTTCATTAGACTGCCTTTCAATATTCGATATGCTGGATAAGTCTTTTTTTATGTCTGCATCCATATTTATTATAGGCATATCGTTAAGTAAATTTGTATTTACAGACAAATATCTTTTTCTGCCATCAAACTTTTTAGGTTCGAATAGAAGTCCAGATTTTTTTAATTTTGATATAATTCCTGAGCAGGAAGTCGGAGTTATTTGCACAAACTTTGAAAGGTATTCATTCGAAGCATAGCATCCGACTCCATTGTCAAGCCCTAAAATTGTAACTATTAATATTTTTTCAGCCAGTGATAAATCTTTAATAAGAAATATATCCGCAGGTATAAAAATACCTTTAAAATTTTCGCTCATGACTGTATTTTTTACAATAAAAAAACCCGAAATAATCGCAGAGAGTAGGAGTTCTCATTGATTAAATCGGGTTAAACCTTATTTTATGACTGTCGAATTTATAAGAGCTCCTACCCTTTTATAAATCCTATACACAAATATAGAATTATTTTTTATAATAGTAGCTTTTGCTGAGATATTTTTTTGCCTAAAATTTTAGGATAATTTTCTCGCTCTGAGTCAAATGATAACTTTTTTAGAACAGTCCCCTTAACAAAACAATTCCACGCCTTAATCATAAAAATTGTCTTTAAAGTATTGTTTATTTTTTTATGACTCATCTTGTCTTTCATAAACGTATTTCTGAGCAAAAGCATTGTTCCATTAGATACGTTAATGCCTGAACAAAGCTCATCCATAAATTTTTCAGCAAGATCTGGATCTATTTCTTTAAAAACTGAATAAAATCCTCCTATAAAACTTTTTGCTAATATTTTTGCAAATGATAAATACCAGTTATGCGATTTTTTACATACATCTTGCCACAATTTATCATTTTCATAATATTTTTCTAATAGTTGAGCATTAGTAAGTCTCATGTTTTTTTGACCGGATGTAAAATGACCATTATTTATTAAATAATACGTTTGCATTATAGAAGGAATTGAGCTGTCATTTGCTATTCCATTAAGCTTAAAAACATCAGTAGCATTCCTTACGCAACCAGTATCAAGGACATCGCTTACTGATTCTTCAACTCCATAACAAATATCCATAAACACATGAGTATTTGCTTTTATTATTGCGTAAAGTCGATGCTGTCCGTCTAAAACAATACCGGAGTTCGATATTTTTATAAATTCTGCAGTATCTTGCTTCCAGCGCCCGGCTAAAATGTCATTAGCATATCTTATCACAACTTCTGTTTTTACTCGTCTGTTGTTTATATTTCCTTCGAGCAATTCTTTCGCTCTTGAAGGGGTTATCAATTCTTTTTTAAAATAAATCATAATATAAGTGTTTAAAAAGTGATTGTAAAACTAAATTATTTTACTAAAAAATTCTTTAAGATCCTGAGTCATAACAACTCTCTGCAGGATAGCCGCCGCCATCAACTGCTTCGTTAGCTTTTGCCGTCCGATATTACTTCCAAGATATCGCCTCGTCTCTGGTAGCAACTGAACGCATATTTTTCTCAGCTCTTGCAATTCTTTTGCCTGATATACATTCTTTAACCTACTCCAATTTTTGCAGTAAGCAGATAATAGCATAGAGGCGAGCTCTTTCTTATTGTACCTCTTTTCCTCGCCTTTTTTTGGCCTTCCCGAATCCATACCTGGCGAATATACTGCAATGGCCTCACTTGCTTCATTTGTAAGCATAACTGTAATTTTGCGTATAGAATCATCAGCTTCTCTTTCCTGTAGCGTTGGGTTAGTTATTTTTTCGAGGGTACAATGTACAGCGTCAGCGTTTGTTAAAATTATAAATATCATAAGTTTGTTTCTATAAAATTTTTCTGCTCTTTTGTGAGCTCAAATAAATCTAAGTAATCATTCTGCCGCTCTGGGTTATTTATAAGCCATCCTAAGAGCTTTTGTAACTCGTCGATAGTATTTACCTTCTTCTTTGCTTTAAGTTGCACAGCCTTAATTTTTGACGTATGTGCATCGTCATCTGCATCGACTGAAATTCCAAGCAGAGCGCTAATAGCATATCGCTTTGCGTAGGTAATGCCTCCGCCGAGCTCTTGCAGAGCGTTGGTCCCCTTGTTTCCGCTCATTGGATGGAATGGCATCTCGCTTTGTATGTACTGCCCGGAGACGTGATAAATACTTGTTACAAGGTATTCTCCAGCAAGTGCCTGGATAATGACCAGGCCATTTTTTGTTAGGATTGGACGAACTGTATTGAGGATATTGTCGAGCGTCAAATATTTGTTCCTCAAATGCTCGTTTTTTCCATCCTTCAATAACTTAGTATTTTGAAATTCGAGATTAAAATTAACCATAGCGAGAATTAACTCGCTAAGGTTGTCTGTCTGTTTGTAGTTCATAAAAATAAGGTTTATAGATTATAGGATTATCGGCGTGAATCATAGTCGCTTTGATTTTTTACGTGATCATACCACATTTGGGCTTTCTGATCATCAGTATAGATTTGCTCTACCGGCTCAGTTGATTCTTCTACATCTGCAAGGATCTTCTCCCATTCAGATGTTATCAATCCGGCTTCTAACAACTCAGCCTCGTAAGCTGCAAAGCGATTGCGGCAATTGTCAATGATTGACAATCTACTTTCCCTTACATCCTGCAGAACTGTACTATGTACTACAATACCTCCGACAATCGTCAGCAAAGATGTACAATTGTTGTAATAAATATCAAAGTATTTTGACGAATCATCTACTTCATAATAGAATCTTAAATTGAATTCGCATAGTGCAAGTAATTTCTTAGCTGTTTCGTACTGACTTTTAATAATAGCGCTCATAGTTATAAGGTTTAAATAGTTAAAATATGTTTGTAACTTGATACAAAGATAGAACTACTTATTATAATAAAAAAGCTTTTAACGATATTTATTTTCTATTCATAAAAATAAAATGCCGCTCATTGATGAACGGCATTTTTTTATCCTTTTATTTTGCTTTGCAGATCTCTAATGATCTGGTCTTTTACTTCAATTTGTTGTTTCATCAGATCTTTATGCTCCTTGTGTATCTCGTGAAAGTCTGTCAAGGTTTCTTTGTGTTCCTTCCTCAGCATTTCTGTTTCTACACTAAAGTGCGTCATCTGCTCTTTAATCTGCGTCTTCATGTTTTGCAGCCAGTACCAAAGTACAGCAACCACACCAAATTTCGATATGATTTCAAGTATAGTGTTTTCTATTCCGACCTCGGCGCCAGTGAAAAGAAATAGGCCGCTCAACGCAAGTACATCAGGTATCAAAGTTTTGTCCATTACATTAGTTTTGTATTCAACAAGTGGCAGATGTTTTACCCACCAAAAATCTATGTTTTTGTTATTTTCGATTTGATCTAAAGGAAGTATCCAATTGTTGTCAGCATCCTGCAAAGGCGTAAAGTATCTGTTAGGGGCATATTCCTGCCCCTCCAGTGCTTCTTTTTCATCATTGTCTAAGATTCCTACCTTTTTCATGCTACGATTTCAGCAGTATAGCCTAATTCTGAAAATGCAGTCCGCATATAAAGC